GGAGATCCAGGAGTTCAAGGACCTATAGGACCAACCGGAGATCCTGGACCTCCTGGTGCTGATTCTACTGTACCAGGTCCAATCGGTCCTCAAGGAGATCCAGGATTACCAGGGGCAGACTCTACTGTACCCGGTCCAATCGGTCCAATCGGTCCAGTAGGACCTCAAGGAGATCCAGGAGAGCAGGGTATTCCTGGTGTTGATGGTGCAACAGGTCCTCCTGGTGCTGATTCTACTGTACCAGGGCCAATCGGGCCCACGGGTCCACAAGGTGACACCGGTTTAACGGGTCCACCAGGAGCAGATTCTACTGTACCAGGCCCCGCCGGTCCTCCAGGAGCAGATTCTACTGTACCAGGTCCTGCCGGTCCTCCTGGTGCTGATTCCACAGTGCCTGGTCCTCCCGGAGCGACAGGTCCTCCAGGACCAGAAGGATTAAATTGGCGTGGCGAATGGATAGCTCAATTTTATAATGTTGATGATGCTGTGTTTGATGAAGGTTCTAGCTATGTTTGTATTTCATCGAACAATGGTATGAAACCGTCGTCAACTACTTCGTCGGCTTTTTGGAGTCTACTTGCACAAGGGGCAGAAGGTGGTGCAGGAGGGTATCTTGTTATATCTGATACACCACCTGACCCGACAGCGCTTGTTCTTACTCCACCGCATGGAGCTATGTGGGTTGATTTGAATGAAGATAGTGGTGCTAGTAACGGTAATGGTGGTAGTAAGCTTCTTGCTTACGCTGAATCAAACTATTATAATGGTTATAATACCGCATCACCGGTTGACGTCGATCCTCGTTTGGCCATTAGTTTTGAATTGACAGAAGAACGCTCAATTGAACTGAGTGCATCGGCTAGTTTCTACAAAATGGACAATGATACTGCTAGTGGTGTTTTTCTACAAATGGTGGATGGAACCGGAGCCATTATTCAATTGCAGCAAGCTTATTGTGAAATGGGAGGACGTTGTTTTATCACGCTTAAAAGAGTAGTTAAATTTGTGGCTGGTATGTACACATTTAAATTACAGACGTACACACCTGCAGATGGCATATGGCATTACACTAGTCTATCAAAGCCAGATGGTCATGATTATTGGAACGTTATTCAAGCCGACGATAAAGGCGTGCCACTACCTCCGAATCCACCACCGCCAGCAAAGATAATTATAGTGTATCCAAATACTGGTACAGCAGGAGCAGCCGTCACGTTTGATATCTATGGAGAAGGTCCATGGTTTTTGCCGAATAATCCTGATGATGGCTCATACTCGCAAGTTCTTTTAGAAACTGAGACGGAAACCTTCGTTGTTCCGGCGACATTTATGAGTGAGAGTCAGCTTCATGTTGACAACTATGTACTCCCTTCTATACCAGGAGCAGCGACAATTGTTGAACAGCATATGCCGTGGGGTACACGTTCCAACGCTTATCCGTTTACTATGGCTTAATGTTGGAGGTGAATAATTAATGCCAACACTTAAAGTATGGGATGAAGACACTCAAAGTTGGATAGATCTTGGCACCGGCGGTCCTCCAGGTCCAACCGGCCCCGCTGGACCTCAAGGTCCAGCTGGTGAACTTCCGACGATCCCAGCCGGGCGTTGTCAGCTCGGCGCGAACCAGAACATTTCGAGCGGCACCGCAGGAGCGCTCCAAGGGTTCGTCTCCAACTATCTCAACGGCGGCATGACGCTTCACAACTTGGGCGCTGGGCTCATCGTGCCCGTGGCGGGCATCTACTCGATCAAGGTTTCGGTCAACTGGACGGCGAACGTCCTCGCGATGTACTGGACTTCAATCGGCATAAACGGAGCACAGATCACCGACCGGGTGCGATCAGAGACCGCCTACCTGAACCCGCAGCAATCACTGTTCAGCAAAACCATTACCTGCGTGGACGAGATGGTGCTCGCCGAAGGCGACCGCGTTGGGGTATTCGCCTATCAGAGCACGGGCAACATCCAAGCCGCACAAGGCAACGCCTCAACGGCGATCAGCGTCCATCTCATCTCAAAGCTTGATTCGTAACGAAAGGAGGTGTCAAAATGGAAGAAGTTACGGTAATCATTCCTACTAACACTAATGATAAACCATTAGTCGGTATGGTGGCTTCGGTCGGATTTCCTGGTCCAGAAGGAGAACAAGGTCCATTAGGCCCTCCAGGCCCAGTCGGTCCATCAGGTCCAACAGGCCCGCCAGGAGAGACTTGGGTAGCTCTCACGCAAATTGAGTATGATGCATTACCTATTAAGGATCCTGAAACATTGTACATCATTACTTCTACGCTTTTAAGAGGAGAAGATGACAATGCCCGTCCTAAATGATGCTGAAAAGTTATATTTAGGATCGATTCTTGTCGATAAAGTAATGTATGGAGAAAGTCAAATTTGGCCGCCATTACCATTTATTCAGAGCATTGATCCATCTAGTGCTGAGGGCACCGCCAATGTTCCTCTAACTATTCATGGGTTTGATTTCGTTCCTGGTGGTTTCGTATGGTGGGTTGATGCTAATTTTCCGAACAATCAACCGTTTGGAGGCGCTTATTCGTTTGCTGATTCGACGAGAATAACGACAACGTTGCATCACCTAGCAGTGAAAGACTTCTTGCTTTGGGTGGCGAGCGATCCAAAAGGGACTGGACCGGATTGGGTTGGTGGTCCAGTATCGAACAAAGTAATCTTTTCTGTTACACAGCCACCGTTGCATATTGATCATATTGATCCTGTTACTGGTCCTCCAGAGTCACAATTACTTGATATTTATGGTACTGGTTTCTTGCCTGTATGGACTGGTTCAACGCCATATTCAACTGTTGGCGCTTATGCTTTTGATGATTTCTTTTCGATTGGCGATTCAATTATTTTTATTGATTCTACGCATATTCAAGTACCAGACTTTTGGCCGGCAGAAGCTGATTATCAAATTGTTGTTTTAAATCATTCTGCTTCGGGTCCAGTTATAGAAGAGTCAAATACTGCCTTATTTACCTGTACTGACCCGTCTGTTGTGGCACCGATACTTAACTCGATTGATCCAGCCAGTGCCCCTCCCGGTCCATTGGGTAGAGCATTTAATACTTATGGATCTAATTTTGTATCTGGTGCGGATATATTGTTTGACGGTGTTCCAACAGTAAATAAAGCAACGTTTATTAATGCGGCAATGTTATCTACAAATCTTGGAAGTGAAGTAGATGTTCCAGGAACCAAACAAGTAACGGTTCGAAATCCAGATGGAACTGTATCTAATGCTATGCCGTTTACTGTAACTTTGACGAAAGATTGATATGAATCTGGGAGGAGTAACAAACGAAAAATAAATCATATTCAGAACTTAGATTCTTTCCTACCTTTGATGAGCGTTTTGATTATCTCAAACTTGCTGGAACCATTGGCCGTTCTACTTTTGGCTTTGATCGATACATCAATCAGGAATTTTATACATCAAGAGAATGGCAGAACGCTCGAAGAGAAGTCATTATTAGAGATTTAGGTTGTGATTTGGGTGTAAGAGGTTATGAAATTCCTTTTAATCCACTTATTCATCACATAAACCCTATGCAAGTTAATGATATTTTACATCATGAAGCGTGGATTTTAGATCCAGAATTTTTAATTTTAACGTCAACAAAAACCCATAATGCTTTGCATTTTGGTGGGAAAAGGGTATATCCGAAAGTGGTTACTCAAAGATCTCCTCATGATACGAAGCTTTGGTAAGGAGGTGAATGATGGAAGATAGTATTCTTATAAGTACCAAGAAAATTCTTGGTGTTGGTCCGGATTATGCTGCTTTTGATTTAGACATTATAACACACATTAACTCAACATTCTCAATTGTACATCAATTGGGTATTGGGCCTGATGATGGATTCATGATTGAAGATGATTCAGCTCTTTGGTCTGATTTGGAGGTCGATCCAAGTCAACTAAATCTTTTGCGTACTTATGTTTTCTTGAAAGTTAGAATGTTGTTTGATCCGCCAACTACATCCTTCCTTATTGAAGCGACTAATAATCAGATTCAAGAGTACGAGTATCGTTTGAGTTATAATCGAGAAGTTTATTTGACTATGAAGGAAGAGGAAGAAGCCCTATTGACTATGGAAGGAAAGGAGAACGTTGCTTAATAACGATACAGAATCAACAAGTGAAACCTTTCTTGACCATCATGGGGTTAAAGGTCAGAAATGGGGCATTAGAAATAAAAGAAGCAGTAACAAAAAGCGGAAATCTTCTTCTAAAACTATTCGTAAGCAGGCAAAGCAGATGAATAGTGAAGATCTTCAGGCGCATATTAAAAGAATGGAACTTGAGAAAAAATACATGGATTTGAGTAAACAAACGGGTTCTTCTGGAAAAAGGTATGCCAGTGAACTGCTACAAAATAATGGGAAAACCGTTGTAGGTTCGGTAATTGGTACAGCTACTGCTTTTGCAGTAAAGAGAGCACTTAAGAATAAATTTGGAGAATAGACAAAGGAGGCTGTAAAATGTTGTCTAACACAGCCACCCCAGTTTATTATGAGGCTTTTCGTGACTCTGTTCTTAGAGGAGAAATTCCAGTTAATCGTGAAATCTCTATGGAGATGAATCGAATTGATGCTCTTATTAGAAATCCTAATGTTTACTATGATTCTGAAGCGGTAGAAGGTTTCATTAAATATTGTGAATGGGAATTGACTTTAACGGATGGAACAGATCTTCATCTTTTGGATAGTTTTAAAGTATGGGCTGAACAGATATTTGGTTGGTATTATTACGTAGAGCGTAGTGTGTATAATCCTGATATTAAGGGTTATAGAACTAAACTTATCAAAAAGCGTCTTACTACAAAACAATATTTGATCGTGGCTCGAGGTGCAGCTAAGTCAATGTATGGTGCTTGTATTCAAGCATATTTTCTTAACGTTGACATTGCAACCACTCACCAAATTTCTACAGCACCAACAATGAAGCAAGCAGAAGAAGTATTGTCTCCAATTAGAACAGCTATAATTCGGTCAAGAGGACCTTTGTTCAAGTTTCTAACGGAAGGAAGTGTTAGAAATACTACTGGTCCTACTGCCTTTCGTCAAAAGCTTGCTTCAACGAAGAAAGGTATTGAAAACTTTCTAACTGGATCCATAGTAGAAATTCGTCCGATGACAATCAATAAATTGCAAGGTCTTAGACCGAAAATCTCCACGGTTGATGAGTGGTTATCTGGTGATATTCGAGAAGATGTGGTTGGAGCTATTGAGCAAGGCGCATCTAAGATGGATGATTATTTGATCTTGGCTATTAGTTCAGAAGGAACCGTTCGAAATGGTTCTGGTGACACAATTAAGATGGAATTGGCTAATATTCTAAAAGGTGAATTTGAAGCGCCGCATATTTCAGTATGGCATTACAAACTTGACGATATTGAAGAAGTGGCAGACCCTTCGACTTGGCTTAAAGCAAATCCAAATTTAGGAAAAACGGTTACCTATGACGTTTATCATTTGGATGTAGAGAGAGCCGAAAAAGCTCCTGCCGCTAGAAATGATATCTTGGCGAAGCGTTTTGGTATTCCGATGGAAGGTTATACATATTTCTTCACTTATGAAGAAACTCTGCCACATAGAACGACAGATTTCTGGGCTATCCCGTGTTCTCTTGGAGCGGACCTTTCTCAAGGCGATGACTTCTGTGCTTTTACGTTCTTATTTCCTTTGAAAAATGGTGGCTTTGGTATTAAGACTAGAAGTTATATTACTGAATTAACTTTGATGAAGCTTCCTGGTGCTATGCGAGCTAAGTATGAAGAATTCATAGCTGAGAGCAGTCTGCATATTATGCCGGGCGTTGTGCTTGACATGATGGAAGTTTATGACGATTTGGATCAATTCGTAATAGCTTCTGAGTATGATGTTCGTTGCTTTGGCTTTGACCCTTATAATGCTAAAGAATTTGTAACCAGATGGGAAGCAGAAAACGGACCATTTGGTATTGAGAAGGTTATTCAAGGAGCGAGAACTGAGTCGGTTCCTCTTGGTGAGCTTAAGATTTTGGCCGAAGAAAGAAGACTTATATTTGACCAAGAGCTTATGTCGTTTGCTATGGGGAATGCAATTACTTTGGAAGATACCAATGGTAATCGAAAACTTTTGAAAAAGCGAGCAGAAGAGAAGATCGATAATGTCTCAGCGCTTCTAGATGCTTATGTCGCATATAAGGCAAACAAGGAGGCTTTTGAATGATCGTTAATGAAAGGGCATATTTAGATCACCATGGTGTAAAGGGTCAGAAGTGGGGTATTCGAAATAGAAGAGAGAAAAAGCCTTCAAGAAAAAGTCAAAGGCAGACACAACGGCAAGCTCGTTATGATTCTAACGTAGCAAAGGCTAATCATTTGTTGGAAACTGCTTTAAAAGATCCGCAAGTTCTCATTAAGTTAAATCGTCGACACATTGTTACTGGAGAAGAGTTTGTCCAACATCTTTCTCGTGGTGGGTTGCTCGATGTTCCTGGATCTAGTATTTATGCTCAACAAAAGAATAAGAAAGGCCCATACGTTTTACAATAAGGAGGTGACTAAATGATTGTTACAGAAGAGGGATATTTTGTAGATTATGAGGTACAAGATTTTATTGATCATCATGGTGTAAAAGGTCAAAAGTGGGGTATTCGTCAACAGCATCAACTTAATAAGGCTTCTCGTAAGAGAGAACGACAACGTCATGCCAAGCAAGTTCAATCAGCTAGAGATAGGTATGATACTTCTGCTCGTTCCAATTATAAAAAGGCGAAGGCACAGTACAAAATAGATAAACGAACAAAGGGAAGGGCTTCAGCCATGAGAACTCTTCAAAAGACTAAAGATAAAAACATTGCAGATTTTAATAAAGGCATGGAATATAAGGATGGAAAAGAAGTAGCTACAGCTATAGCATTAGGAGCAGCTGGAGCGATTCTATATACAGCTATTGCAATGAAAAAGTATAGCTAAGAAACATCCCAGGTAAGACATATTTGACGGAAGGGAGGTGATTAAGCTTGGCGGTTACGAATAGAATAAGAAGTGCTTGGAATGCATTTATTAACAATGTGGCTCAACCAAATTTTGAATTAAATAATGTTACCTATGGAAGCATGTCTTATGGCGATATGTCTCCTTCCCGTCCAAAAACTCGGTATAGTACTGAGCCCTCTATTATTTCGTCAATTTATACTCGAATGGGTATTGATGTTTCTGCCGTTGCATATAGGCACATTAAAGTAGACGAAAACGGTAAGTATCAAGATGATGTGAAAAGTAACCTTAATGATTGTTTGACTAAGGAACCAAATATTGACCAAGGGCCACGAGCATTTCGACAAGATATTGCTACGACTTTGTTTGATAAAGGTGTTGCAGCTATTGTTCCTGTTGATACATCAATGGATCCAAAGACAAAGGAAATTCTTGATATTTACACTCTTCGTGTTGGGGAAATTGTTAATTGGTATCCAAAGCATGTCAAAATCAGTGTGTATAATGAATTAACTGGGACGAGACAAGAAATTACTTTAGAGAAAAGATTTGTAGCAATTGTCGAAAATCCATTGTATGCGGTAATGAATCAGCCAAACTCTACTTTGCAACGACTTATAAGAAAATTGAATCTTATGGATGTTGTAGATGATCAAGTAAGTTCTGGAAAATTGGATCTTATTATTCAACTTCCATACGTTATTAAATCCGAAGCAAGAAGAGCACAGGCAGAGCAACGTAGATCAGATATTGAATTGCAACTAAAGGATAGTCAGTACGGCATTGCTTATACCGATGGCACGGAAAAAATTACTCAGCTTAATAGGCCTGTCGAAAATAAGCTTCTTGGTCAAATCGAGTATTTGACTGATACGTTGTATTCACAGCTTGGTCTTACAACAGAGGTTATGAATGGTACAGCAAATGAAGCTACCATGCTTAATTACTATAATAGATCTCTTGAACCAATTATTGATGCCATTGTCGAAGCTATGCAAAGATCCTTTATAGGTCCAATAAGTACAAGAAGCAACGAAAAGATTGAATACTTTAATGATGCATTCAAACTGGTTCCAGTGGCTCAGCTTGCAGAACTTGCCGACAAATTTACACGAAACGAGATTTTGAGTGCTAATGAGGTTAGAGACATTATCGGGTTTGTTCCATCGAAAGATCCTAAGGCTGATGAATTAAGGAATAGTAACATACCGGATCCTAACCCGGCAGTGCCTACTCAGACAGTTACTAGCAATTCAACTAATGGTGCCAAACCGGCTACCGCTGTACAAACCGGTGGCTAGCTTTAGAAAGGAAAGGTTCAAAATGGAAGCAGATTTCAGCGGCTACGCCACTAAGGCGGGGCTCAAGTGCTCCGACGGTCGAACTATCATGCCAGATGCTTTTAAGCATCAGGACACTATGACGGTTCCTCTCGTCTGGCAGCATGGTCACAGTGATCCAGAAAATGTTTTGGGTCATGCTCTACTCGAGAATCGTGATGATGGAGTTTATTGCTACGGCTTTTTCAATGAGTCTCAGAAGGCCGTGCATACTCGTGGTTTGATCACTCACAAAGATGTTACTATGTTGTCGATTTGGGCTAACGATCTTATCGAGCGGTCTGGTCGAGTTCTTCATGGAGCTATTCGAGAGGTTAGTTTGGTTCTTTCTGGGGCGAATCCAGGAGCATTGATTGAAAATGTTACCATTCGTCACTCAGATATGGATGATACTGTCCTCGATGATGAAGCTATCATTTTTACTGGCCTTTCTTTTGAGCACACTGGTATTGAAGTTAAGCCAGAAAAGAAGGTTGTTAAGCATGCAGCTTCAGACAGTGGTGGAGACAGTGGTGGAGACAGTGGTGGAGGTGGGAAAACTATTCAGGATATTTATGATTCAATGTCACAAGAACAGAAGGATGTTCTTCACTACATGATTGGCGAAGCTCTATCTTCGGCTGCTGCTGAGCACAGCAATATGTACGAAGATGATGACGAAGAAGATGATTCAACCGACGACACTAAGAAAGGTAACGAAATGAAGCACAACGTTTTCGAGGGATCTGATACTGGAAATGGTAGTAAGACTCCAGTGATTTCTCATGATGACATGAAGGGAATCATTGCAGACGCTGCCCGTAGCGGTTCTCTAAAGGATTCTATCGAGAATTATGCTTTGTCCCATGGTATTACGGATATCGACACGCTTTTCCCAGAAGCGGCCTCGTTGGACAAGATGCCAGAGTACTTTTCTCGTCGTGTTGAGTGGGTTAACACATTGCTCAGTGCTGTGAGTAAGAGTCCGTTTAGTCGGATTAAGACGGTTTCGGCAGATATCACAGTGGAAGAGGCTCGAGCAAAGGGTTATGCCACTGGAACGATGAAGAAGGAAGAGTTCTTCGGAGTTTCGAAGCGTATCACTACTCCAACTACGATCTACAAGAAGCAGGCGCTTGATCGTGATGATGTGATTGACATCACGGACTTCGATGTTGTTACTTGGTTGAAGGGTGAAATGCGTTTGATGCTTGACGAGGAACTTGCTCGTGCAGTTCTTATTGGTGATGGTCGTGACATTGCTTCTGAGGACAAGATCAACGAGCAAAACATTCGTCCCATTGCAAAGGAGCACGAACTCTACATTACTGAGGTAGTGGTTGATGGTGCTAGTTCTCAGGACATTGTGGATGCTGTTATCACCAACCGGAAGTACTACAAGGGTACTGGTACTCCGACAATGTTCACCTCAGAGACGGTTATTTCTTCATTCTTGTTGCTTAAGGACACGCTTGGGCGTCGTATCTACAACAGTTTGGATGAGGTTGCTTCTGAGCTTCGTGTTACTTCCATTGTTCCGGTAGAGGTCATGGAAGAAGATGACGCTCCTTTGGCTATTATTGTAAATCCGGCGGACTACGTCATTGGCGCAACGGCTGGTGGTCAAGTCAGCATGTTTGATGACTTCGACATTGACTACAACAAGCAGAAGTACCTGATTGAAACTCGTTGTTGTGGTGCTCTTGTCAAAATGAAGTCTGCGCTTGTATTCACACAGACTGCTGCTCCTCCTCTTTCTGATGGGGAAACTCGCTCTTCTGACCGTGGATCAGAGAGGTTGAATAAGGAGACAGAAAAGGCCGATAAGTAAGGAGTCTCGATGGCCAGATTTTCTGGTGAAGTTGGATATGGTTTGTCAGTAGAAGATCCTCCTGATTCTGGTGTTTGGGTGGATATTATTACTGAATACACCTATCAAGGCGACGTTATTCGTAATTCTAGGCAATTAGAAAATGTTGAAAAAGTTAATAATGACGTTGTTGTTGCTAACTCCATTAGTATTGTAGCTGATGAACTGGCCAACGAGAATTTCTTTAACATCAAATACATAAGATGGGCTGGGGTGCTCTGGACTGTTACTTCGGTAGAAGTTCGGAGCCCTCGGCTCGTTTTGAGCTTAGGGAGTGTTTACAATGGGCCAAAGGCTTGAATTACAAGCGCTTTTAGTAGATTTACTTGGTTCATCTAATGTATATTTTCAGCCACCACCAACAGTGAATATGAACTATCCTTGTATTGTTTACAATAGAATCGGTGTAACGATTCATTTTGCGAACAATAAACCATACAAGCATAAAAAACGTTATCAAGTTACTGTAATTGATAGTAATCCAGATAGTGATATTCCTGACAAGGTGGCTGCACTTCCTACATGTTCCTTTGATCGGTTTTTTTCAGCTGACAATTTGAACCACGACATATACAATCTTTTCTTTTAGAAGGAGAAAGAGATGACCCTTACTTGGGACGAAACAGGTGAGCGCTTTTATGAAACAGGCGTTGATCATGGAGTTCTTTACATCCCTGATGTAACTGGAGCTTATAATACTGGAGTGGCTTGGAACGGCCTTACCACCGTTACCGAGTCTCCATCTGGTGCTGAACCAACGGCACAATATGCTGACAACATCAAGTATTTGAACATGTTTTCTGCTGAGGAATTGGCAGTGACAATTGAGGCATTTACTTATCCTGATGAATTCCTGCAATTTGATGGGATTATTACTCCAACTCCGGGAGTCAATATTGCACAACAGCATCGACCAGTGTTTGGTTTGTGTTATCGGACTAGGATGGGCAACGATCTTCAAGGTGAAAATTATGGCTATAAGCTTCATCTGTTGTATGGATGCATGGCCAGTCCATCTGAAAAGGCATATGCAACGATAAATGATTCACCAGAAGCTATTGCATTCAGTTGGAGCGTTACTACGACTCCGGTTGGTGTAAGTGGTACTAACATGAAGCCCACGGCTTTGGTTACGGTTGATTCAACAAAGCTTGAAGAAGGTGGAGTTACAATCGAAACACTTGAGCTCATTCTATATGGTAACGATAGCTCTGAGCCGAGAATGCCTTTGCCTGATGAAATTGTCGAGTTGTTTAACGGTGAAGGTGGCGGTTCCCAAACACCATCGACTGGCGCTACTTCCGGTACTCCTGGTGTATGGACTCCTGCTGGATCAACGCCGCCTGCTTCTGTTACAACTCTTCAGGCGTCTGACATAGTGGCTTCACCTGGAACTGCTTGGGCCACTGGAGAGTATGTTCAGACTGCAACGGCTGGTGTTGCTGGTCAAGCTTACTGGGATGGTACGAATTGGGTTGCCGGAACGGCTCCGTAATTTGGTTAAGCAGGGAGTAAAGAATGCTCAAACTAATTATTCTTGGTGATGAAATTTTTAATGAAGAAGATAGTACTTTCGAAACCATAGATGATGTTGTTATTGAATTAGAGCATTCTTTACTTTCACTGTCAAAATGGGAGTCCATTTACCAAAAGCCCTTTTTGGGTCCTACGGAAAAAACTTCCGAAGAAATTCTTGGTTACATAAAAGCAATGGTTATAAGCCCCAAAGTGGACCCCGACGTTCTTTTAAAGTGTACACAAAGTGACATAACTAAGATCCAAGTTTATATAGATTCTAGTCAGTCAGCAACAACCTTTGGTACGATGCCAGAACGTCGGGGTCCTGGGGAAATTGTTACTTCGGAATTAATTTATTATTGGATGGTTGCTTTCACCATTCCTTTTGAATGTCAAACGTGGCATTTAAATCGATTATTCGCTTTAATTAGAATTTGTAATCTAAAAAATTCTCCGCCAAAGAAGATGTCAAGGAACGAATTGACACAAAGAAATCGTGAATTGAATGAAGCAAGAAGATTGCAATTAGGCACGACTGGGTGAAAGGAGCCTCATGCCGGTTCTTGTTTGGGATAAAATTGGGGATAAAACCTTTGAAGCCGGGGTCGACAAAGGTGTTTTGTATTTGCCAGATGGGTCTGCTGTTGTTTGGAATGGTCTCACAGCGGTAACAGAGCATCTATCTAGTACGACAGAAACCGTTTATTATGATGGTCAGAAAATTAATGAATTTGTTTCTCTTGGAGAATTTACCGCATCCATGAAAGCGTTAACCTATCCAGATGAATTTGTTATATTAGAGGGTTCAGCAACTCTTAAAAACGGGATGTATGTTGGTGAACAGAAGCCTAAAAGGTTTGGTCTTTGTTATAGAACTCGGATAGGAAATGATCAAAATCAATCGGCTGGATACAAAATTCATCTTATATACAATGTTCTCGCTATTCCTAATGATAAAACGTATTCCACATTAGGTTCCGAAGTCACTCCAATGGAATTTGAATGGTCTATTTCAACTATTCCAGAAGAAGTTCCTGGTCTTCGTCCAACAGCGCATATTACAATTAATTCTCTTGAAATGGACCCATGGCTTTTGCAAGAGATTGAATCAATTCTTTATGGTGATAGCGTTTCTGATGCGTCATTGATTTCAATGGAAGACTTGATTTCATATGTTACGGAATGGTATCGAGTTAGAATTATCGATAATGGTGATGGAACTTGGACGGCTGTTGCTGAGCGTAACGGTTATATTACTATTCAACCGGATCAATATTTTGACATTGTAAACATTAATGCAAGATATTTGGATGAGGTAACCTTCCTTATTTCTGATACCACCGATGTATCGGATGCTCCTGAGATTCTTGTTTCTGATCTTGGAAATGGTGTATGGAACGCATCAACATCTGATGATGGTCTAATAACCATTGGTGAAGACAAGTTGTTTGAAATTCTGAATGCAAATGCGATACCGGTTGGTGAAGATGCATATGAGCTTTCAAATACTGAGGTTCCACGATAAGGAGAATTTATGGCTACTGTAACTGGTTATACGGCAGAAAGAATGAAGGAAATTGAAGATACTACTGTTGTTGATGGAGAAGTTAGTGGCGATGATCTAATTCTTCTTACTCGTGCTGGAACTCCAATCAACGCAGGTAATGTTCGTGGTCCGCAAGGAATCCCCGGACCTGGTGGATCTGATATTAGTTCTGTGATGGATTTGCTTAGCCCTATCGGTCATATTGCCGCCTATGGTGGAGATTTTTCCCCGGAGGGTTGGTTGCTTTGTGACGGGGCAAGTATTGTAAGAGATAATTATGTAGCGTTGTATAACGTTATAGGAACAAAGTATGGTTCCGTTGATGCATCGCATTTCAATGTGCCTAATCTTCAGCAAAGATTTCCTATTGGTAAAGGTAATAACGCTCCATACAATAATCTTGG